ATGTTCGAACAACGCGTAAATTCTGACGTACTGACCGTTTCTACCGTTAACTCTCAGGACCAGGTAACTCAAAAGCCCCTGCGTGACTCGGTTAAACAGGCACTGAAGAACTATTTTGCTCAACTGAATGGTCAGGATGTTAATGACCTGTATGAGCTGGTACTGGCTGAAGTTGAACAGCCACTGTTGGACATGGTGATGCAATACACCCGCGGTAACCAGACCCGCGCTGCGCTGATGATGGGTATCAACCGTGGTACTCTGCGTAAGAAACTGAAAAAATACGGCATGAACTGATACTAATCAGTTAAATGCTTGTTTAAAAAGGCGCTACTCGGCATGGGATAGCGCCTTTTTTATTAATGTTTATACAGATGTTTATACATCTTTGTCTGAACAAACAAAAAAGCACCAGAACAATACTGGTGCTTTATAGGGGATGAACCTCTTTCAACGCCTTAATTTATCTGGCTTTCGCCACTGATAGGGTGGCGCTTCCATGCGCTGGCGGTGCCGCTGTTTAGCGGCCAAAACCATAGCTGTTTTTGTGCGGATTAATAGCCTATCTTGCCCGTTAAGTTCATGGCCCTGTAGTTCTGCCGCGACCATTATTGCTTTCTCTATTACTGCCCGATCCAGCATGCGCCCCCTCAGTTGATTGACTGGCTGCAACCTGTGAAAAGTTGCTCATTTACCGTCATAACTTCTTTCATATGCTCATACCATCCGGCAAAAATAGCTTCATCTGTACCGGGGTAAGCTGTCAGAAAGCACATAAGTATTTCGTCGGTGAGTTTGTCCTGCTGATCCCAGTCAACAATGAATTGTCTAAACAGAGCGTAAGCCTTAGCTGGGTCTCTGTTCTGCCACGTTTCGACAACGATCTCGAAAGGAGGAACGGTGTAAGTGACTTCAACTGGTAATGGCTCGTACTTCGTCGGTATCAATACCTCTCGGGTAAATACCTCACCTTCTGGCCAGAGTTGCACCTGATTTGTCAAAGCTGATCCTCCACATAGATACCCGCCGATATGATTGCACCGCCGATACGGCGCTTTCCATATAGCAATGGTACCGGATAACCCTGCGCAGCAGTATTAGTAACGCCACCAAACGCATACGAGGCTTTATTATCGGCACTTTGTTTGCTGGCTAAACCCGTAGGTTGAGGTGATAGCATCTGAACAACACCGCCCAAGGCCATCGCTGCGCCAAATTTATAGATAAATGGTGAAGCTGCTGCCCAGGGTGTAAAACTCAGCACAGCCCCCACTGCAATTAGCGCAGCGCCGAGAATTGTTTGCAGTACGCCAGCTTTTTTGCTCCCGATTATGACGGGAACAATTCGAATAGTCCTGTTGCCGTTCGGAAAATCGAGATCATCCTGAGTAACGTTCTTTTTGTCCACGAATACAGCGAACGTTAGCCCTCGGGCTTTGCTGGTATTCATGAATTTCTGAAAGCCGGGAATGGTGGCGGATAACGCAGTAAACGCCTCACGTGTCGGGCCAATAAGCCGCTGGTGAGTACGGCCAAAAAGTTTAGCCAGCGAGCCGCTCAGAAGGATCGTGCTCATGGTTTCATGGTTTGCTGTATTCATAGTTTTACTCCAGTCAGATACCGTTAAATGTCGCCAGCCGTTGTTTGTGGCTGTCGCTCATATCGAAAGCAAAATCCTCATGCTCAGCCTGGAAGGTGCCGAACGCCATCAGCGCAGATACCGCAGGGTCTATCTTGTTAGAGGATTTCTTTTTGTTGGGCTTAATGTTGGCGTTAGCGTCGGACTCCATCACCACGTTACCAATCGCCCAGGCCAGAACCGGATCGCCGCGATGGCGCACCACTCTGCGGTTAACGAACACCTCAAAGGATTTCGCTACCGGACTGAATTTGAGATAGGTTTGCGGGAACGGCTCCACATCGAGGCCCGCCCCCTGTAGCTGGGTGCGCAGATGTGTGGCGTTCCACGTATCGAAGCCCACCAGCCGGATATTGAAGGTTTCAGCATCGCGCAGAATATCGTCACGGATGCGGTCATAGTCGATGCAGTCGCCGGGCGTGGTGCGTATCCATCCCGCTTTCACCCACTGGCGGTAGATGGCGCGGTTTTTGTTGGCGACGTTAAGCAGCTGCGCTTCCGGCAGATAATGGCGGGTCAGCAGGCGGATCTCCCTGTCGAACGGGAAAGCGTAACTTACGCTGGTAATGTCACTGGTAGAGGACAGGTCAAACCCGGCATAACACTCCATTCCGGCCAGATCGTCTTCGGTATAGTCGAGCGCACAGGCATCCCATGCACCGGCGCCCATCCACGGTGTGGAGCCCTGACACCAGATATTGAAACGTTTGGTCAGCATTTCCACCCACTGCGACGGTATGCCCCGCGCTTTCTGGATGGTGGACTCCAGTTTCGCCGCGTCAACGGACACATGCAGGTTAGGGTTAGCCTTGATCCACATTTCCGGCTGCTCAACCTCGCTTTCGTCGTCCAGCTCGTAGATCAGGACAAACAGCGAATCGTTGCTCTCTTCCCCGGCCAGAATCTGGCAGCAGTAGTCATAATGCTGTTTACAGGCAGAGACAACGTTACTCCCGGCGGTCGTGATGGCGAACAAAATCGCCTCCGGACGTGCGCCCATACCCAGCTCAAGCGCGGAATAAACGCCGTTATCCGGGTGAAGATGGTATTCATCAACAATCGCCAGGCTGGGGTTAGTCCCCTCAATGGTGGCCGCTTTCGCCGCCAGCGGCTTTAACAGGCTGTTGCTCTTCGGGAAAATGACCTTATGCGCCTGAATATTGACGCGCTTTTTTAGCGGTTTTGACAGCAGGCACATCTGGCGGGCATCGTCGAACACAATACGGGCCTGATCCCGGCTAACCGCCGCCGTGTAGATATCCTGCTGGCCCTTCTCCATTACCAGAAACCAGTTAGCCAGCATGGCGGCTACGGTGGATTTGGCGTTCTTACGCGGTACCTCAATAAAGGCGCTGCTGTACTTCCGGCGCCCTGACTCCCTGACCTTAAAGCCCAGCAGGTTAGCAAAGGCGAACTGCTGCCACGGCTCAAGCTCTATTGGCTGGCCCCGCAGCGGGCCTTTGACGTGTGGACAGAGCCGGGAGAACGCGATAAATCGCTCTACGGTCGCCGTATCAAACTCATAACGGGAGTCATTCAGGTCTGAAAAGTACCTTTCTACGGCCTGTTTTACGCGCTTACAGGCCGGAATTTCACCGGATTTAATGGCGTTTGCGTAATCATTCCAGACGGTCAAGCTCGTCCTCCTCTTCCGTTTCTACCGGATTCCGGCGACGGCTTACCGGATCAAAGCCCAGCAGCGACGACATTTTTATGAGAATTTTTTCGGCATCAGCTTTTGCGCTCAGTGCCGGGTTACGGCTCTCACCGCCCTGGCTGTTCACTATGCTGAATCCCCGCGTGGCAAGGTCTTCCACGGCTTTGCGGTACATCGAGTAATTGACGCAGTACAGCTCAAGGTTGTTCCAGTCGGCAGGCGTCAGATCCCCACGCTCCGCCAGCTGCTTCGCCTTTGCTTTCCACTGCTGCGCCGCGATTTCATCAAGGTAGGCGGGCGGTTTGGGTGGTCTTGCCATAACTTACTGTTTTCCTTTCTGTTTTATTTTCAAAAAAATCACCGTGCGTAAAAATTTGAGGGGGCGGGTGGTTCCTCGCCCGGAGGGGTTTGTCCTGAAAACCTCCCCCACCCCGTCCATGCGCCCTGTCAGCGGTTGCGGAAGCATTCCATAAGCTCCCGGTCACGCTGGCTCATGCGCTTTGCTACGGGCTTCGTGTGCGCTCTCTGTCTGGCTGGTTGCCATGCCTCGCGCTGCTTTATCAGCCCACTAATCAGGCGCTGCTGTTCCTGCTCAGTCATTGTTTGCCTCATAGATCCAGTCGGTGCGATGACGTGCTGCTTCTTCCTGCTCACGGAACTTACCGGCTTTACGCTGCTGCTTAGTCACCGGGTCTGTTGTAGTTGTCTTCCGGCCATGACAGGCAGCACATAACGACTGGTGATTACTGGCAGGCCAGAACAGCACATCGGCCTCACCCTCGATAGGGATGATGTGATCGACGATAGTTGCCGATGTATAGACGCCAGCCTTGAGACAGTGGACACACAGCGGATTAGCTTTCAGAAAATGACGACGGTATTCACCCCAGCGGTTGGAGTATCCACGCTCTGTTCGTGTACCTCTTCGGCTGTCGCTTTGTCGGCGGGCATCCCGCTTATGCTCATCACACTTGCCGGACTTCACCCGCTTATTACATCCCGGCTCAGTGCACCGGCGCATTGGTTGCCACGGCATCAGTACACCCCCACATCTCGGTAGACAGACCACAACGCAGAGACAGCCATCGGTATCTCTTTGGCGTCGGTATCACCAATCATCGTGCGGTACTCGTACAACTGAGATACGTACATCAGACAGCCAATCTTGATAGCTGGTGTAAACTCCAGCCCGTTATCGAACCGCTTACCGATATGCTTCTGGCAGACCTCCAGCGCCGCATCGATGTACGCCTGTATCAGCGTATCTTCGTAATCATCATCAATACGGCAATGCAGCTTTGCCTCTTCCAGACCGATTAACTCACTCATTGAAAATGCCTCCCTTGCACAGCAGCTCAAGCCGGGTGTGATCCACATCAGGAATGACGGCCACAATGCCGTAAACCTGCCCCCGGACGTTTGGAGAGCGGTACAGAATGCGGTTTGCGGTGGTTATATCGTCGCGGTAGCGCGTCCAGATTCGCACTGTAGCCTCGGAGTAAAGTGCCCCGGAAGACATGCGCTCACGCCCGCTGATAGCTCGAATTTCAGCCCAGACGGTGGCAAGGTCAGCCCATTCATAGATAACCTGACCAGTCGGGTCGCGGTGAGATTCCGACTTCTGAAAGGTAACGCGGCGTTTCATCTTTCCGGCTCTCATGCGTCACCTTCCTTGCCGTCCTTACTGATCTTCACTTCCTGCTTCCATGCCTGGCTAAATTCGTCACCACCTTCACGCGGCGGCATACCCTCACGTTCACGGGCTTCGTTCGGGTTCATGATCCCGTTCTTAATGCCGCGCTCATAAGTGGCATAACGTTCGGTTGGCGTGGCGCGGAGAAGGTCAGCAGAGTCAAATTCCACCTGATAGCGGGTTCCCGGAACCGGAGAGGCCACCAGCAGCGCAGATTTGATTTGTTGTTCGAAGTTTGCCAGCCACGGGCGCATCGTCATGGTGAGAAAGGCGCGGCTCGCTTCGCTGAAATTGCTGTAGGTGCTGTTGCTGTATTCCTGCAGGAAGATAGGCGACACGTTGAACATGCGGGCAATGTCTTCAATGGTGAAGCGACGGGAGGCCAGCCATTCGGCATCCTGATTGCTCATGCCAAGCTGCTTGTAGTCCATGCCACCTTCAAGGATCGGCGTTTTCCCGGCGTTTCTGGCACCTTTGTAGCGCTCCAGTGCGTCCAGAGCCTGTTTGCCCTTCACGCTGTCGAGCCATTCGGCAGTAGTAACCACGCCAGCCGCCATCATGCCATCTTTCATAATGCTGGCACCGTGGCGCTGCTGGGCCAGACCTAACCCCAGCGCCTCACGGCAGGTGGTGATCGGCGAGCGCCCCAGAAAACCATCATCGGTCGAGTAACGCAGGTGCAGGATCTCTTCTTGCAAGTAGGTGCGCACAACCCCGCTAAACGGCTCAGTAACAGTGTATTTGTACTTATGCTGGCCGATACGCTCAGGTACAACCGCCCCCGGCGCATACGGGTGCAGGGATTGCGGCTGGCCGTCGCGGCCCCACTGGATCACCGCATAGGCGTTACCGTTCAGCAGGCAGTGGCGCATCATCGTGCGTTTAAACTGGTAAGGCGTCTGGCAGTCGTTCGGCTGCTCGTTCAGCAGAAAATCCACTGGGTGATTGCTCAGCCATTCCCGCGCCTCTCGCCCGTTATCGTTGCGCACACGGTAGAGATAGCAGGGCATTGTTGCCACCGCCTCACTGATAACTGATACGGCGTTCATGACCGCCGGCAGAGATTCCGCAGTACCCGCAGACACATACTCGCCTGATCCGGTATTTGGAATCCCTGCCATCGCCAGAAATTCATCAATGGTCATGCTGCGTTGCTCTGAGGGTTCAGACTTACGGCCAAACGGCCAGATATTCCACATATCAGAGCCCCGCTAAATCAGCCCAGCGGCGACGGTTATCGCCAGCGCGGCGCAGTTCAGGATGTTGGGAGAAAAGCGAACGGTGCGCGATTTCCACGCCAGACTCAGGATAAGCAGGCATAGAGGTAACGGTAATCTCCCGCAGTTCGGCAGCGGTAACAGTGCGCAGGTATGGAGACTGGCCGATATCCCACGCTTCTTTCAGCGCCCGGAAACCAAAGCTCATGCCGGAGATATCCCCGCGCTCCACCAGCTCCAGCACATCGTTGCCAAGCTGGGTATTAGGCGGGGTCAGCTCGAAGCGCAGCCCGGTATCGTCTTCGGACAGCACCAGCGTGCCGGATTTAGTGCGGCCCAGAAGCTGGGTATAGTTATGCTCGTACAGCGCACGCACATCGCTACCGGATGCCAGGCTGTCTTTAAACGCTCCCGGCGCAAACTGCTCGCGGAACTCGTCCCAGATAATTTCTGAGAGACTGTTCCAGCGCACGGCATAGCCCACCAGCTTTTTGTTGCTGGCGCTCACTTCGGAGGTACGGATTTCAAAATCGATTGTTTTCATTACTGGACTCCACAGAGGGCAAAAAGGGGCCGCAGCCCCTTAAACGTCAAATCAGGAACCGGAGCCGGAAAGCTCAAGCACCTTGATGGCGTTGGAGTCCACCACGCCGCCGCCCAGGTATTTATCGGTATGCACCTTGTAGAAACCCGGCTCGGTGATGTTGTCAGGACGGGTACGCACGCCAGTGGTGTGATCCACGATGAAATAGCCGCGCTTGAAGTCGCCAACAGCGAGGAACGCTTTACCCGCCTCCGCATCCGGCATGGTTTCCAGATACTGAACAGGACGGCCCAGCAGCGTATCGGGAGAACCGGCAACCAGACGATCGCGCCAGATGTAATCCCCGTTGCCGTTTTTCAGCTTTTGCAGTTTGGCGGCGGTGTTGGAATTCATCACCCATACGGCGTTTTTGCGGTATTTGGCTTTCAGCTTATACAGCAGGTCGATCAGACCATCAGAGGAAACGTCAGCGGCTTCCATCTTCTCCAGCGTACCGAACGGACGGGCTTTATCGGCAGTGGCCGCGCGAGGGTAAGACAGGAACCCTTTGGATTTTTTATCACCGTCGCCGTTCACAAAGTCACTTTCTTCGGTAGCGGTGAAGGTGTCAGCGATTTCAGAAGACAGCCAGCCAAGAATATCCACCTCGGAGAAGTCGAGAATCTCCTGGGTGGTTTTCGGGTAGGCGTAGATCGGGTTGAGTTTGATATCAACGCGCTCCATCTTCGGCGTGCTGGTTTCGGTGCGTGGTTCACCTTCGGTACCGCGATTAACGGTAGTGCCGCCCACAGATACCAGCTTCTGGTATTCGTTGGTTTTGGTCGTCTTCACCGTTGCGATGGAGCGCATCACGCTATCATCCTGCAACTGGCGCATAATCTCTTTGTCCAGCTCAGGGATAACGGTATAACCGCCGTCAGCCTGCACCAGCGTGGAGAGAGAGCGGGTATCACCTGTCATGATGTAGTGGCGTAGCTCGTCGTTGCTTACTGGCTCACCGTCAACGGAAGTACCAGGCAGATTGCGCTGATCGTCGGCGACGGCTTCAAGGCGGGTGATTTCAACTTCAAGCGCATCAGCCTGGGCGCGGAGTTCGTCGAACTTTTTGCCCTCTTCTTCGTTCAGGCTGCGCTTTTCGGTGTCGGCTTTGTCCAGCATGGAACGCATCTGGGTTTTGAGTGCGGCTTTCTGCTGGCGTAATTCGAGTAGTTTCTTCATGGAGTGGTTTCCGTAACAATTAACGTTGAGACGTGAAACCAGCGCTTGGAGGGGAGGCCGTTAAATCTTTTTCTGCCTCTCGCAGGCTGTACTCGCTACAGCTTGACTTAACGGCCAGTGGCGGCTCACGTCTGAGTGCCACTCTTAAAGATATACATGAAAAATATAAAGAAAACCCCACTCAGAGACAGGGGCAATCATGGATAAACACGAGTACAAATAATTTACAAATCTTCTGTAAGTTACATTTTACGGTGTTTCTCATCCTGTTCACGACGAACTAATTTAGCTTTGAAATTCGTAACTTCGTTCATCAATGAATAAATGATAAAGATTGTAAAAACTGTAACCCCAAGCAGCCCACCAGATATTATGAGGGTTATTTTTTTAAATAATTGCCCACCGTCGCCAATCATCATAGATATGCCCACAAAGATCGCTGACAGAAAATAAAAAACTATACATGTAAATAGCCTACCCCGTTTCAAATCAACTATATAAAAAAGCCGTCTAGCTTCATCGCCATTTAATTGCTGGCTTTCTTTCAAATCGCTTAATTTATAAATTGCTTGCAAGCAGTAAGCTAAAGGAAGGACTAAAACTGCAATTATTGGGGAAGGCGCAGTCAACTTATCCACACCAAAATGATGGATAAGGCCAAATAGACACAATGCTCCTATCAAAAAAGACAGGATAGTGAATATAAATGTACTTAACACCTTCATATTACCCCCTGTTGTCTATCTCTCCATTAAGTATGTTTGCAGACAACCATTTAAACATTTTAAGATATAAGTCATCTTCTGACAACAAACCTTCATGAACTTGGACATTTAGAGAATCGGAAAGTTTCAGTTCTTTACCCGTTATAACTCCACCATTTTTAAGCTCTACCCTAACGCTATCATTATCAAGATCTCGCAAGGAACTGGCTATAGTATCCAGCACGAACTGACCGCTGCCTGTGGTAGTTCGATTATAGCTTATCTCAAGTTTAACATTAAGATTCGCTTCATCCAGGGAATCATCTAGGTCTAATTTACTAGCCCAACCATCGCCCAGCACTGTATCGAGAATTTTAGTTCCTATTCCTGCAGGCTTAAATTGTACTGTTTTAGATTCGAGACGCTGAATTTCCCTTTTTGCCGCTTCTTTATCTCTTTTGGGATTGAGCTGTAATTGTTCACTTTCTATAGGAGAACGCCCTAACACCACACTCTTAACCGGAGATTCCTCTAATCTTTTCACTATCGAGTTTGCAGGCTTGTCCTTAAAGATTATAGAAGTAACGCCTGTTGTAGATAATGTGTTATTGGCAAACAGATTATTTACATGCTGTTCAAACTCTTTTGTTCTCAATGCGGCAGATTGGACAATTAAGACATGATTCTTATAAACCCCAAAATAAAGAATAGATTCTACAAACTCTTTTTCCGTCCCTTTATCGCCTTTACGCTTCTTAAGCGATGCGGTTGTTATAGGATCTATTTTATAAGACTGGGCATTATCTTCCATCGTTATAGTTGCTTGGGTTTTGCCGGGCTCGAAGAGTAAAAACTGCCCGAAAAAAATACTTTCGTAATGCTGGCTTTTATTAATGAGGTGAAATCCAGCAGATGGATCATTAGGGTCTATTTGCTCTTTTCTACTAGATGCTAATTCATAAGCACCGCCTTCACCCAAGGCTTCCTCTAAAATAGATTGCAGATATTGCTTTGAACCACCAATCACCGCCCTTTTATAATGAACAGTTCTTCTTTTGTATGTTGTAGGTTCTTGTGTAGTCATCTAAGATCCTTAATTTCTTTCAATAGAATGCTAATAATTCAACATGAATTTAAATTGTAAATCCCAGCCCTTAAGATAACTCAAGAACAACATAAATCAATCATCAAAGCACAGAACAACACTGCATATGCTTAAGGCTGCTATTTCTCACTCATCCATTCTGGAGGGGCAGGCAATAGAGCCCGGTATCCTTCTAGATGCTCCAGCAAGGCATCAAGCTGTTCTGTATTCGTAACGAGTCGTTCTCCGGAAAGCGTGTGCATCACAAAACCGTGTGGGTCATCCCAAAAGAACGCTTCCTCTTCAAGGGCTTTACGGTAATCGGCAGTGTGCATCGTATCAAGACTGGTTAAACCTAACTTTTCCAGGTGTTCCCTGCGTTCCTCATTAGTGATTGGCATGTAGCCCCTCCTTTAAAATTTAAAAATATGCGTTTAAGTGTTCACCTGTTCACCTTTGCATTTTTTCTATTTAAATTCATTCGGTTACAGGGTGAAGACTAAAATTTTAAGTATTCACTAGTGTTCACCCTAACCCTTCACCTTTTAAAAGAAAAGCTCTTTAAAGGTGAACAGGTGAATACTTGGTGAACACTTCAATAAAAAGTGTTCACCCATTAACTATCTGTTATATAAATGATTTCACCAAAGGTGAATAGTGGTGAACACTTTTCCCATTACTTTTGATTTTCTCCGGTATTGTGAGATGTATCATTCCACATAGGCATCCAGTCTTCTGAGTCGTCGTGAAGTGTGACGTTTGATCTTATGCCATGTTTCGTTTTGCGCTTCTGGTACTCTTTACCGTATTCAGCCATTGCGCCTGGCATATCCGTACCGAACCTCATCAGCGACACCGGCTTGCTCAGACCATTAGCCCGCATATAAGCCAGGTAAGCGTGATACAGATAACGGCGCGGGCTGAACGGCACGATTTCGGCGTTCCCGATAAACATGCCATCACATACGACCGAAGCCATCAGGTAGCCGCAAAAGTCCACCAGTGAATCCCCTTCACGTTTGATGGCCAGCGCCTCTTCTGATTTCTGCTGCTCATGCAAAAGCTGTTTGGCCTCGTCCTGTCTGGAAAAGCGAGTAAGCAGGTGGCGAATGATAACGGCCAGCTCACCTTCAATCTTCTCGGCCAGCATAGGGTCACGTTCGTTTTCCGGTACCACCTCTGAGAAGTTAAAAATAACCCGCCGGCGGGAAATACCACCGCTTCGGTCGCTGAACGACATGGCATTGTTATTGACGGCAAGCACCACCGCAGGAATACGGGTTGAATATGGCGCTTTGTGTTTTGGGTCGATAGCCACCTTATCCCCGCCAGTGATAGCTTTAATCCCTGCGCCGTCGCCAGCGTACCGGGTCATATCCGGCATGATAATCAGCGAATAGCCCACTACCAGCGCCCTTTCCCTTGGGTTTTCCAGCGCCGCCATGCTCGCCGATACCGTATTGGCCTTGCCGGCCAGCATCGTGCAGATCTCCGCCATAACGCTTTTACCGCTTCCACCCGGCCCCGTTACTTCAAGGAACAACTGCCAGTCGTAACGGTTCGCCAGCACCATAAACAGCGCAGACAATACACGATCGGCTTTACGGTCATTATTCGCTACAGAACGGCGGAGCCATTTCCAGAAGTTTGGCGCATGGGTTGCCAGAGTCTCACCTTCTGCTGGTTCGCTGAATGGCAGATCACTCGCAACGATAAGCCAGTCATTTTTATCATGTGGGCGAAATTGGCCTAACCGGGTATCAAAAACACCGTTGCTGAATCCAATAAGATTCCGGGCAGTGTTACCCATTACCGGAAGCCCCAACTTCATCGTATCGACTGCCGCTTTAATCGCGTTCTGCGAGTAAGCCACCTCAGCTTCAATATAGACCTGCGCCATTTCACGTTGCAGCTCCTTATCCGGCAGCGGCACCCATATAACGCCCGTATAGTGGTGAACAGTGTCAGAGTCGGCATGAATAGCCAGATTGCCATCGTAATGAGCAAGCAAAACCTCCCCGCGCTGGCTGGCTCCCATCTGGTTAAGCGCTGGCGTAGCACTTCCCCTCGTAGTCACCATAAGGGGCTCGTCTTCCAGACGTTTCATCAATGGCGTCCAGTCCTCTTTCTCGCCTTTTTCATTGATAAACTCAGCATTGGTAACGCCAGCCTCGCACAGCTTATTGGCAATCATGCTGATTTGGTTTTGCTCGATAAGTCCGGCCTGACAGACACGGGCAAACCGCCGCCCTTTATCAACAATGCGCAGGTGGGGCAATTCGGCCAGTTGGGTGTGATCCAGAACCACAGGTGGAACATCGTCTCCATGCTCGCCCTTCCCTTTCTGGTAATCCTGAGCGGCTTTCCATGCTCCCGTTCCAGCAAAGATGATTGCCTCCTCCATTTTGTCGCGTGGGAGGGTTTTCACGTTAGGCGCGTTTTTCACTGTAAGCCTCCCGCGCTTTCTGCAGACGATCTTTTGACTCATGCACCAGGCTGAAAATGGCGGCCACACAGTTAGACTCGTGTTCATCACCTTCGCCGAGGGAGTCCATCCAGATTTCCAGCATAGCCAGAGCCTGATTGCTGTATGCCAGTGCGTCTTCGGCGAGCTTCAGGACTTCAAAAGGAACCTGTCTCATTTCGCATCTCCCATACCCAGCTCGGCGATTAATGCCCGGTGGATTTCCTGATTAAGGTCACATGCCAGTGAGATATGGTTCAGCAGGGTTTCCGAACACTCAGCACAGGCTTTTTCCAGAATGGTTTCAAAGAGTGAAGCGGCCAGCGCTGATTTGTATTCTGCCTGGTCTAAGCTGATTGGCTCACGCATGGCGCACCTCCCGAACTGGCAGACGGCCAGCGAATACCATCACGCAGTCAGCCGGTGATTGCTCACGGGCTTCGCGCTCAGTGGTAGCGGTGATGTGAATGACGTTGCGCCCGATGGCGCTCAGGGCAAGAAAACGCCAGATGTAGGACTTCCGCCCTTGCGGGTGTGTGATATGATCTTTCATAGCTGCCTCGTTATCTAAGCTAACGGTGGTGGTTAGCCCTCGTTCGGTACTGGTAATACCGTTCGGGGGCGTTGTATTTTTAGAGATGCACATGTTAGTGTGTACACCTAACGAGATTAACGATAGAACTATAGGTGTACACATGTCAACAGAAAAAGAGATTATTGTCCGTGATAGCCAGCCTCGCGGTGCGGGTAAATCTCCTCCTTTCCATATGCGCATTAGCCCTGAACTAAAAGCGCAGCTTGAAGCAGAAGCGGATCGAGATGGAACCAGCCTTGCTAATTGGCTGAAAGAACTTGCCCGCCGTGAGCTCATCACAAGAGGCATCGAGCCAAAAGGCTGAACAGGGTTACTCCCCGTAATGCTGTGAACTGCCCCTCTTAAAGAGGGTTGGTTATCTTCACAGCTCTCTACGTTATTCGTCGGAACCTCTGAACCTAAGCAGTGTTGATGTTCAGGAGAACCCGAATACTGTTCGTGTTTGCTGCTCACCAATTCTCGCGTTTCGCGATAATTAAAATTATTCAATGGGTTGCGATGTCCGTACGTTAAACGTACGCGGTTGTTCAAACTCGGCATATCACCGAGCTTGATTTGCGCGTGCGAATTTCGTCGGCTCAAATTCTGCGCAACCCTGATTGAGTTATGCAAAATCACTCAGCACCTCCAACACGCTTAACCAGCCAGCGTTGTGCCAGTTCTGTGAGTTTCGCCTTACGGGTTGCTGTACGGGTATCAAGATCCAGCAGAGCACAATCACGGCTTTCCAGATAAGCCAGCAGCGCGAGCTGATCGGCGTTCATATGGTCACGCACCTGCTTAACCGGGATTTCTTTCTGTTTCGCCCACACTCGCGGGTGCATACCCAGCACAAGGCTATTCAGGAACGAGCATTCATTGCTGTAGGCAAAGCCGTGCTGCCTGTCGCCGGTGCGCTCGATGTAGCCCTTCATTGCATCGGCCATACTCTTATGATCTTCGCAGGCAGCCACGCGATTTTTACGCCAGCCCAACAACGCCGCCTCATGTTCCTCTGGCGCTACGCGGCGCAGACGTTCTTCACAGTCGATGAAATACTGGCGGGCCATCTTGCCTTGCGCGTTGCGCTCAACCATAGAAAGCTCTTTAGCCATATTCAGGCTGACAATGTAATCGTGCTCAACTTGTTGGCGAGATTTTGCGCTCCCCCGTTTTGGGGTGCTCAAATCTTCAACAATTACGTAATCAACCCCTTTAACAAACCCGTACTGTTTGATACGTGCTTTCATCCAGGTGGTAAAGTCGCGCCCTACAGCCAGAAACGTATGCAGCTTACGACCACTTACAGACTGAGTTTCTTTCCCACCAATAGTGCTCATGGTTACAGGGATCCGGGCAGCAAAATTATCGCTGGAAATATCTTTCTGGCTGGTTTCGGGGTGAGTTTGGCCGCTGCCAGCCAAGGCAGTTATTTTTTCCATATTCGATTACCTGTAGTTAATTAAGCAGATTTGCGGCTGTACGGGTTATTGACGTTCTCTACTGCAGGCGGATTACGTACCCACCAGAGCACATCCGAAAGAAGCCAGGCACAGCTGTTGCGGCCAAAGTGACAGCGCGGCGGGAAGCGCCCCTGCTGTTCCATCTTCCAGCGGCTCGAACGGGAAAGACTGGTGATCTCGCTGCATTCATCTTCGCGGATTCGGCGATCAAACTTAAAGCCGTACTCTTCTAAAAGGGTGCGGCGCTGTTCAGGATTTGGCGGGGTAAAGGTTATATTTTGCATGCTGCCTCCACTGTTTCAATGTTATGCGAAGAGATTAGTGGATAAACGACCAGCATTTCCATTGATTCTGGAATCCTTTAAAAGAACACGCAATTCCACTGAAAGATAGAAATTCCATCAAGATAACGCTCCCCTGTTTAAAACAATTTCCACAGTAATTTCAACGGCCATGTCGAGAGAAAAAATTATGAATTTCAATAACTCACCGAAGAGCACCGTTCTTTAACGTTTTGATTCACCTTGGATTGTTCATAACAAAGATGAACAATGATGAACGTTGATGAACAGTGATGAATAACCATGAACAAAGATGGAAAAAGTTAGCAAGTAATGACCTAGTAGGGACCGTGGATGGAGCGAGGTATTGTTAGGTACTGTTAGGTACTGTTGGGTACTGTTGGGTGACGTTACGTGTCGTTACGTGTCGTTGAATGCTGTTGAATGCTGTTGAATGCTGTTGAATGCTGTTGAATGCTGTTGAATGCTGTTGAATGCTGTTGAATGTAACTGCAATACACATCAAATATAACAATTGAATCTCCTTGGCGATCATAGAATCGCCAAAAGCTTCAACAAATATAATTAATTAGTATTTTTACATGAAACATAAATAATACTTACTGACACTGAGAAATAATATTCATTCCGTAAAATAAATCGAATTTAATGCCTTACGGATTTTCTCATATACTGCTGATTTAGATAATCCAGTTTTAGATATACCTTCCTCATCAGCTAATTTATATAGTTCATTTAAAATAGCTGAGATGCTGGGTTTTTTAGAGGTGCCAAACGAATGGCCTATCTTATGTGCTATAAGCTTGACCAGCATCCCCATCAATTTATCATTATATTCCTTTTCATCTTCCTTACGATGCAAGCCGCGTTTGCTGCTTTTCAATGCAATTCCGACCTGTAAAAGCTCATCCCCACCCATAGCATAAAGATGATCTTTTCCCTTGTTTTGATTAGCAATTATAGCCACCGCCGCAAGGCATCTGTCTTTTATGGGTTGTGGTGTAATATCTTCATCAATAAGAGGATATGCCAGAGCAAACATATAGTCTGCTGGATAGGCTGTTGAGTTTCCACCTCGAAATAATTTAGATGCTGATAGCCATCGACTCAGTTGTCGATAGTATATATTATAAGCTTCAACTTTCGCCTCAGGGATATCAGCAGTTTTAACTGTCGGATCTACCCCGCACATTAGTAGTGCAAGTTGTTTTATATTTAGCTCTGGGGCTTTGGCTTCACGCTCGAAAATACCCAACTTAAGAAAACTAGTCATCAT